TTAGATGCGCCACCTGCCTTACCAGCAAATTCTTTAGGCGACACAGTTTTATATTTACCTGCAGAGGAAGAACCTTTTTTAGACCGCATTTTCTCTTCAACGCCACGTTTTACCTTGACGCCTTTAGCAACGGTTATCTTTTTCTTTTCAGCCATAATTATCCTTAGAAATAGGGCAAGGAGAGCGTTTCTATTTACATAACACTCCCTCACCCCATAATTTAACGAACTCTAAACGAAGCTTGGTACAGCAACTGATGGTCAATATGTTTTTGACGCTCAGTCTTTTTAGCAGCCAGGTTTTCTGGTTTTCCTAAAAGAGCAAATGCAATTTTAGTAGCTTTACCTTTCATTCTTGGAGCTGCTGGCATCTTAGTACTTTCCAGGTTGCATATGACGTTTCATGCCGCTTTCATCTTCGTTTTCTTGACGATCGATTCCGCGGATTGTGTCATCAAGCCCATAATCAGAATAATGAGATGCTTCTGGCCATGGATGATATTTCACATCCTGTGGGAGATTAGCAGTTGCATTGTGATCTTCACTGATCATTCCTGCATCTTCCATTTCCTGACGTCGTCGTGGATCCATACCATGCATACCATGTTTGCGATGCATTGCGCGTTCCATGCCGCGGCTTTCATGCTTACGATCTTTTGCTGATTGATGATAACGTTTTGCCATTATGGCTCCTTCGTAGTAATTGCTCTTTAGAGCAAGGGTTTTCCTCTAACTACTGCACGGGCTGTTCTTGCCCGAGAGATTGAAGATTCTGGTTCATAGGGGATTGATTTTGAGCAGTCTGTTCTACCATTTGAGACTCTTCATTCTTTACTATATGACTTAAAGTTATGAGTTTCTCTAAATGTTCCAAATCCAATCCTTCCATTTCTTTTAACGCCTTCACAAAATTTAGTAAAGCAATTTCACGATCCTTCTCAGCTTCTGCCTTCCTCTCCACAGCCAAAGCTTGATTTTCCTGCACACGTGATACCCTTTCAAGGCCTAATCCTCTATCAGCAGTTGCTCTTGCATGCGCCAACTCAGTACGAGCAGCAGCTTCTTGCATTTGCGATTGCATTTGCTGCATTTGCATTTGCTGTGCTTGTTGTTGTTGCTGGACTGTAGATTCAATAATCTTGGTTTTGTTCTGTAATGTAGAAGCTTCAAGAAGATCTGCTGGTGATATCGGAACGCCTGCTTCACGAAGCATAAGCATTTGACCAAACTGCATTTGGCGTTGAGTAGTAGTATTCAGCCCTTCTTCAACGGCTGCATGATATTTGCCAAAGTTCTTATCATAAAATTGTTGTGATGGAGCTTCACCGTCTAAAACATTAGTCATCTTTCCAGGAGTCCAATTAGCTTGAATAATATCGATGAATATATTTCCAAGAAGTTTGAGCGATTCATCAAGTTGATCAAATAGAATTTGCAATGTAGTAGTAGAAGCCGATTGCTTCAACATTGCATGATATCCTGAAAGAGTATCAGTATTATCAAATCCTAAAAGCTCATCAGAAACACCCGCAACTTCTTGAATTTCCTTAGCGAGGAGCTCAGAAAGCTGAATCATCGATGGATCAATACCAGGAGATGGAATCTTTTGAACGTCAGTCATTTGCGCTTCATCTTTCAGCGCTAGACCTCTGCCCTGACCAGACAAGAAAATATCTTTTGGATTAACGAGCGCATTCTCTTTATAAACCCAGCCGGAATTGATTTGAGACTCAAGTATATCAAGCTCAATAATACGCCGACGATTATATAAATATTGCGCATCTCTTAATCCTCTTACCACGCCCTGTATGCGCCATGGAAAATATGGCATTTGCGGATTGTAATAACAAAGTACTGGAATGAATGGATATTTGTCTATTCCGATTGGATTAGGTCCATGATACATTACTTTTCCCTGAACTACAATAGCAAGATTCACGGTTGGAACTTCTTGTTCTAAAATAGTTACCATTGGATATTGTTTCAGGAAGACTTTTAAAGCTTCTTCATCTTTTCCACGCCATTCCATTGTCTCGCCCGTCTCACTATCTATAAGAAGACGTTGAGTCCGAAAGTCACGATAATAGAATTCATCATAGGTAAGAAGATTTTTGTAACCATAATTATATGATTCTGGAAGGAAGGGAAATTTAGAATCACGGCCAGTTCCTGCATCGAGTCCAGTTAAACCGAGTATTTCTTCAGTATGTTCTGGAAGTAATGATATTGCTTCACGTTTAGTAAGGAATGATCGTTTCCAAAGTGCATTGCAATCAGATAGATCTGATTTACGGAAATAAGGATCAACTAAAAATGAATTGTAAGAACAATTATCTACTTTAATAGAGCCATTAACTGGATCGGAACGATAATCAACCCATACTTGTAGAAAGTTTAGGCCGGTGACTAAAGCACCATGAAATGCATCTGACACTGTATGCAGATAATTTTCTTGTTTATCTAACCATAGTAATGCTTTACTGAATTGATCTGCGGTCTCTTGATCTTTATTGCGCTCAGGAATACAAATAATAGATTTACGATTGCGACGCTGATGGCCATCAATCATGTTTATAACACGCCGAATTCGGTTGAAATTGAATTGCCTGCGACGATTAGCAGGAAGGTTACCATAGAGATCGGTCCAGAGAGTCTGGTCTCCAGTCTCAAATCGATTATCAGTATCAGCTTCACCCCAAAACGATTGATTAATGGTGATCGCTTCAGCGTAAAAAGACTCCATTCTTTGCAGAATAGCTTTGTCTTTTTCATCGTAGTACTGCGGCCCAAGGGTTGGAAACAGCATTAACTCTCCTTAATGTTTTATTCTAGGGACAGTGTAGAATGCTACGCATCTTATATCAAGAACATTCTTTAAATCTTGACCAATGAGTTACCTCTCCAAAAGAAAAACAGCAAGAAGTGCAACAATTTAAATACCATTCATGAAAATTAGTATTTGAAGCTCCGCTTGGGATTTTTCCGCTTGGAATTTTTCCTATTAAATATTCTTCTCCATCGAACAATAAAACCCATTCACCTTTTTTAGGCAATTGATCTTTAACTGATATCCACTTCATGCTTGCTAGCTCTGACTTTATTCATCTTCTTATAACGAGTCCTATTCTTCTTGCGAATATCATTATAGCGATCAAGCTCTGCTTGCGATGCTAATTGCTTATTCACAATTTTATCAGGTTCTCTCACAAAACAAGGATCTGCTACACAAGTCCAAGGATCATTGCATTCTGCTGCATGACTTTTCATTGCTCTCATATCCATTGCACATTGCTGCTGCTTAAATGCAGATCGTGTCCTTTTGATAGATTCATGAACTCGAGGATCTTCTTGAACAGTAGGAGCAATAGGATTATTGAGTTTTGGAAGTGGCTTTACTTTAAAGCAGAATAAGCTCTTTATCCATTCAAACATTATTATCCTTTTCTGGATCAGTTATATATGCCCATAATTTAATTTTGTCGCCATCAAAATAAGAATGACAACAAGCGCCACATTGATCATATAAATATGGCCCAACAACTATTCCATCGGAACATGTATGTTGAGTCCATTCACCGACACTATAATATGATCCATCCCATGCAATAATAAAATCGCTGATAGATGGTTGTCGATCTTTAAACGAAATCCATTCAAACATTACTGTTCTCGGCAAGATACCTACGCGCTTCATCATTAGGAAATGGCTCTAGTAATTCTTGGCATAAAGTATCCCCTTCTTCGAGCATACGAATCCTGCCAGGCATTGGATATTCTTCACCACGAATCCATGCTTCGGTTTGATAATCTCGATGAGTGGTCGCTGCAAAAAACTCCCTGATTGGCAATTCTCTGATCTCTTCCATTGTTCTTGGATCATTCGGATCTTTTTTAATAACCTCACCATGAGAACGTCTATCACGCTGGCATGCAACATACACAGATTCTTCATTCAGCGGTTTAGCTGGCAATCTCTTCATAACTTTTTCCATGATAATTAACACTTAGAAGAAGATGATGATGCATATGCAGATGCTAGTGCAGTAATGATAGAAGTTAATGCACCTGCAGCAGTAGCAATATAAGCAGCATTTGTTTTACTGACACTATTTTTGCTCTGTGCTGATAAAGCTGCGCTTGCTCCTTGAACTACTGCAGTAGTTATATCTGCTGCTTCTGGATTGCTTTTGATCGCTGTAGCAAGATGAGGA